ATGCAATTCGACGCCCGCGCCGCCAAGCTGCTTGAACCAGGCCGACACCTTACCATTGATGGCTACCCCGGGCTGCGCCTGGAGGCATCCGCGACCGCAAGAACCTGGATCTACCGATACAAGAGCCCGGTGGACGGAAAGATGCGCCAGAAGAAGCTGGGGCGCTGGCCAGCCATGTCAATTGCCGGGGCTGTTGTCGAGTGGGAAAAGCTACGCCAGCAACGCGAGGCGGGCGTCGACGTGGCGGTAGAAGCCAAGCAGCAGCGCCAGGCCGCCAAGGCGGCCGCAGTGGCGGCCCAGGAGAAGGCCAAGGGGGCATTGACGGTGAAGGGAGCCTGCGACCTGTACCACGCCGGGCATATCAAGCAGCATCGGAGCATGAAGGGGCAGGTTGAAATCGCGCGGACTTTCCGGACGATGTTGGGCCCGCTTGCCGACAAACCCGCCGAGGCTGTCACACGGGCCGACGCGTTCGCCCTGATTGAATCTTTCGCCCACACGCCGGTGCAGGCTCAGATCCTGCGCCGCGAACTGGGGGCGGCCTGGGACTATTGCCACGACGCGGGCAAGCTGCCCGAAACCGTACCGAACTGGTGGAGGGCGATCCTCCGGGGAAAGCTGAAATCGAAGGGGAAGGCGATCAACGGCAAGAAGAGTGGCGTCAAGAAGCGCGTGTTGTCGCCAGCAGAGGCGGGGGAATTGATCCCTTGGTTGCCCAACTTTTCGCGCGACGTGGAAGATTTCTTGACGCTATATCTCTGGACTTGCGCTAGAGGGGCCGAAATCGGAGCGATGGTGGCCGAGGAAATCTCGGAAGAGGCTGACGGCCTGTGGTGGACCGTGCCAAAAGAAAAAACGAAGAATGCGAAGCGGGCAGAGGCCATGGATTTCCGCGTCCCGCTGGTCGGTCGCGCCGAGCAGGTGGTCAGGCGTCGGAAAGCGGCTTACGGGAGCGGCTACCTGTTCCCGTCCTACGGAAAATCCGGCCACTGGGAGCAAAAGTCGGTCCAGACGCGGGTTTACTACCACCAGCCCTATAGCGAAACGTCGCCGCACAGGAAGCGCGTCCGCTTGACGGTAACCCATTGGTCGCCCCACGACTTGCGGCGCACGTCGCGCACGTTCCTGGCTTCGCTGGGGTGCCCGCGTGAGGTGGGCGAGGTGATATTGGGGCATATGCTGCCCGGCGTGGAGGGGGTTTATAACCGGCACTCCTACGACAAGGAAAGGCGCGATTGGCTCGGCCGCCTGTCGACGTATCTGGAAGAGTTGGCTGCCGGTCGCGTCTAACCGGCGTCGGCGGTCTTGGCCTTGCGGGCTCCGGTGTTCTTCGGAGGCAGAAGCTCGGAGCGGGGGCGGCTGAGCGCCCAGTCTATGATTTCCGAGTAAAGGTAGCCGACACGCCGGCCAGACAACTCGCGGGGGGCGGGGAACTCACCCTTTGTGACCATGCTTTGAATGGTCGATTCAGCGAGGGTGGTGATGGACGCCGCCGTGGGCAGGTCGACGTACACAGGCTCAATTCGAAGCTCCATGTTTCGTTTCTCCAACAGAGAACGGCGTCCGCTTTTCAGTGGTCGCCGTGGACGTGGTCGGTGGATTGGGGAGAGCGGTTAGCGGTAACCGCAGGGGGGGCGCCTCGCGCGCTGGGGTGAGGTTAGGTTACGAGGCCGACAACCAAGCCGATGGCGATGGCCGCAGGCAGGGCGAGAAGGTAAAGCGCGGTCAGCCGTTTCGATCGCATCAGGGTTGCCAGGTCATGTGAGTTACCATCCCCACCACTTGATCGGAGGGGGGCGGGATATGCCCGGAATGTTCATCGGCGCGGCCTTGCTAATGGCCGGAATCGTGATTGGCTTTTCCCTTGAGGCGTTTGTGGGCGTATCGAAGCCAAGTAGCCTGTGGGAAATTGCTACAGCTCTAGGGACGGTTGCCACTGCACTCGGGGCCGTTTGGCTGGGTTTGAGAGATGGTCGGCGACTGGCAAGAGATCGCGGGAATAGGGAAAGATTTGCTGCGATGCTTCTATGGCCGAAATTGCGTGGCCTATTGAATGCGATCGATACATTCCAGCAAGGAACGTACTTGCATAAGAATCTGCAGCAAGACATGCAACAGGAGCTGGATGATGCGTTTTCTTATGTTGAAGACAACTCTCAACCAACTCTCGAATTGATGTCACAGCTGCCCCCTGTGCTTGCAGAGGGCGGGGCATTTGTTATCGCCAATTTGCACCACGCTTTAAGGCACATTCGCCAGATCAGGGATCGCTTGCCTGATCTTCCGCCTAAGACCTTTAATGCCAAGAATAAGGCAGCGGTCTCAGCATTAAGGGATGCGAGGACTGGTATCCAAACACTTATCCGACACTCGAAGCTCACGCTAGATCTCTACAATCCTAGCGCGACCGATGATCTGGTTCGCTAGCCGCTTGAATAGCTCCGGTTGGTGCGGTACTTCTTTGGTGCCGCGCGATTTTTTCCATTGTTCGAAGTCGCAGACATCCTGGCCGCTGCTGTTATGGCGGCGTCGGCGTTCTAGCAGCGCTTCCCATTCGGCGGAGGTGCTCACGCTCACCTCCCAATCGCATCGCTCGGCGGGGGCGCCAGGTGGATCACCTGCATGCCGAGCTGCGTTGCTATGTGGTGTTCCAGGCTGGCGCCGCGGGACTGCTGCCAACCAGGCAGCAAGGCGATGGCTTCGCACGTCACGAGGGCGGCGATATCGGCGCGCATGCAGTCCGCCCAGCCCGATGTAATGTCGGGGTTGATTTCGGCGGGGTTGACGACTTCGTGGCCGCAGTCGCGCAGACGCTTGGCCTCGGCGTGGAACAGGGGGAAATTGAGTTCCGGGTATCCGGACATGGGGCCGGCGAGGTATGTGCGAATTGCACGCGGCGGCACTGAGTTGTTGCAATTTGTCATGCTAAGCTCCCTCCCTCGAAAATCGGAGGCAAATATGGCTGAGAACTTTTGGAGTGAGGTAGGTCGATTGAGCGCCCTGTGCGCTGAGGCGCACGCAGCGCTGGATAGTTTTCTTTCGAAGACACCAGCACCGCGATCCGACGACGAGCTCGCGGAGTACGACAAATTCCGTGATGCCGCGGCCGAAGCGCATATGAACTGGACGCGGTACTGCGAAGAGAACGAGAACCGCCGGGGGTAGGATCGTCGCTCACGCGGCGCGGTGCTGATCCCCGAAGGCAGCGCGCCACTCCGCCAGCGCCAGCTTGTAGCTGGCCTTGGCCTCCTTCTTGGTCGGCATCCATTCGCCCTGTACATCGCGGTGCGGTCGGTACATCCGGTGTTCCCAGGAGCGGCGCCGCGATACGAAGCTGCCGCGAACCTCTCGGGCTTCGAACTTCGGCAGGCGGTCGCCACAAAGGAACTCGCCAAACGACTCGCCGCCGTCTGAGTGCAGGAATGCGTCGTAGCGGTTTCGCTTTGGCGGGGGCGGTGGGGGTGCGAGGTACTGCAAGGCGGTTGCCCTGCCGGCCTCGGTGGCTGCGAAAACCACGTCGCCATCGTCGAGAAAGGCGGGCGAGCGGCGGACCTCCATCAAGCCGCCGTCCACCAGCTTTTCAAGGTGCGGCATGTCGTGATGGCCGGAGCCCGCGACGAAGTGATTGCGGTACGGGTTGCGCTGATCGGGGCGCACGCCGATGGTGTGTTGCAGCAGCGATATCTGGTAGTTGGTCGGCGTCATCGTGCGCCGCCTTTTCCCTGCTGGGCTGCAATGGCGGCTCCGATGGCCGCGCTGGCGGTGGCAAAGCGATGAAGGGCGAGCCAGGCATCGTTGCGGTTGCTGGGCATCGGTTCGTAGCTCCATGCCCCGTCACGGCCCAGGCAATCGCCGTTGCGGCGCACCGCCCAGAGGTGAGTGCCGTCCATTTGGGAGGTGCGTACCACGCGTATGCCATCGGGCAACGTGTAGGCAGCGACCTGCGCGGCGCCAGCTTCCGGCCATGGTTGTGCCGCAACTTGCGCCGCACGTAGTGCAGCGCTCATGCGCTCGCGGAAGTGCGCCGTGGTGTCATTTTGGAGCGATGCGGTAGGAACGGAAGCGAACCAGGCCGCCACGGCGGCGTCGACAGCTTCCAATGACAGCGCATCGCCATGCTTGGGCGTGGATGCGCCTGCGCGGACTGCGGCATTGTCCTGGGCGTTGGCCTGGCCCTGTTCCATGCCAGCGAACCAGCCGGCCTGGTGGTCGGCGGTGTTGCCCGTACGGGCGAGAGTGTCATCAGGCACCGCGGGCTGTTCGGAGGCAGCGGGCACGTCGAGGGCGGCGGCCATGAGGTTGCCGAGAGCGGCGTCGGGGCTGGTCTTGGGGGTGGGGGTGTTCATGCGGTGGTTTCCTCTTCGGGGATGGCGGCCTGGCCGGCAGCTGCTGCGGCCTCGGCGGCGCGACGTTGCTTTTCGGCCTGCTTGGCGCGGATGGCTTCGACGGCGCTGTGTGCCTGGAACAGATCGACCAGGGCGGCGGCGGGGATGGTGATGGTTTCGTCAGCAACGCGGCCTTCCTTGATATCCAGAAGGGTTGCGCGCTGGTTGGCGTCCAGACGTTGGATGAAGGCGTCCACGCCGCTGATGAGCGGGGAGACGACCTTGCGGGGCAGGGCGCGGCCGTGGATGGTGCTGGGCGTCACCTTGGACTTGCCGGCAGCCTTGGCCTTGTCCAGCTGGCCCAGCAGGAAGGGTCCAGCGTTCTCGCCGTACTTCGTGATTGCGTCGATAGCCGTGGACGCCTTGACCGCACCGGAGCGCACCAGGGCGTGCACATCGCTATTGGCATGGGCCAGGGTGAGCATCTTGGCGACCCACTGCGGCGACACGTTGTCGAGGCGGGCGATGCGGTCGTTGTCCCATCTGAAGCTTTCCAGCTTGGCATAGCCGAAAGCGACTTCAAGGGGGCGAAGGTGGCGACCCTTGGCGCTGCTGATGATGCGGGCGGTTCGGTCGGCATCGTTGCCGACGAAGGCGACAACATCAACCCAAACGACCCCATCCTCATCCTGGAGCGGCGCCCCAGCCGCGATTGCTCGTCCGATTTGCTCGTGGCGGCGGTGGCCGTCAACGAGCCATACGCCTACCTCGGCGCGCGGGCGGACTTCCAGCGGCGGGAGCTTGCCGCCGGCCATGATGTGTTCGAACAGCGCCTGGTCGTCGGCCAGCGCATTGTCGAGTTCCTCACCTTCCAGCAGTTCCAGCGGGGTGCGCAGGTTGAACTCGGGTTCGACGTAGATATCCTCATAGCGCACCTGCATGGCGTGGGCGCGCTTGATTTCCTTGGACAGGATTTTTTGGCGGAACGACACAGGGGCCGTGGATTCGGTCATGGCTGACACTCCGGTGAAGGTTGGGATACGATTTGCGCCACTAAGAAACGTGGGGTGAGGCGCGCTATGAAGAAGTGCTGTTCGTGGTTACCCGAGGCCCTTGCCATCGGTGGGGTGGCAATCGGCATTGGTGTGGCGTTTCAAGGTTGGCCGGCCTGGCCTAAGGCTGACGGGGCAACCTGGGCGTCCTGGGTCCAGGCCGTAGGCACAGTCGCCGCGATCATCGCTGCCTATTTCGAAGGGCGTCGTCAGGCGGCTGCCGCGTTACGAGCTGCTCGCGAGTCCGCGAGTCTGGCGCTAAAGAGCAAGCGGGCGTCAGTACTGGCGGTAGTGGAGGCCGCCTGTGGGCGTGTTGATGAAATCTGCTCGGTGATTCAACCAACCGAGGAGGGGCGAGCGGGGCTGTGGCTGGTCTACCACGCCTCAATAGTTGAAAGCATGACCGCTGCGCTGACTACGGCACCTGTCTACGAATTGGAGTCGGCTTCCGCGGTCGAGTCGCTCTTGCGCTTTCGTGATCAGTTCGTGTTCTTTGGGGACGCTGTCGGAAGATTTCATGCGGGGCCGCAGGGCGACGACCACTTCGAGCAAATCCGCCGCCAATATGACCTTAGTAAAGCTTCAGAGAGGCAGCAGTTTCAAGAAGCTCAGGATCAGTGGTATCACAGTGCAGTGTCGAATATCAGGATTCACGTGAAGGCGATACAGAGATATAGAGCGAGCCTGGCGCAGGCGTTGGGAGGTAACATCGAAGTAGGGGAAGCAGCGGTGGCTCGTTTGTAGCGTATGGCAAGAAGGTGACAACTCTTTCGGAACGGCAAAACCGCACCTGTGACCCTTTGGTGTGTGGATGTGAGCCGGTGAGATACGATTCTCCCTGTCTGTATTTATGAAGAGGGGTGAATGTGAAAGGAATGCTCTTAGGCGCCTCGCTCGCGATCGCGGGCTTGCTCATAGGCTTCACGTTTGCCACCAAGGTGGATGTGCATGCTGAGGCCAAGTGGTGGGACTTGATGACAGCGTTTGGGACCGTGGGCTCAGTTGTCGTTGCTTTGGCTTTCGGTCTAATCGCTTTGATCTCTCAAAACCGGAGTAATCGCTATCGAGCTAATGTCATAGGTTGGTTTGTTGTGCCGACACTTGGCCAGATCAGGGCTGGGTGTGAACTACTTTCGGAGTGTTCCAGGTCATTACTTCAGATTCCGAGCGGAGAAATCCCTGACGATCAGCTAAGGTTTCTATGGCGTTTGACAGCGCCGATGATGGATGCGAGAGATTTGCTCCAGCACATTAGCGAATTGCATCTCTTGTCGGCCCGAGCTGACGCTATTGCCGAAATCGTCTCCGAAGCTGCTAGGCTGCATTCCCTGATGGTAAGAGTTGGCGATCTCTCGTCGCCCCTGGGGAATGAACGTGGTCTCTTTTCTTCCCTTGCCAGCAGATCAGATGAATTGAAAGAGCTCATTGAGCAAACCCTCGCCAGAGATTGGCCCTCTGGGAAAACCTCGTGAGCGCCGCTTGTCGCAGTTGCTAACCTGACATGCCCATTTGGTCGATATTTCACCGCGAGTTTGCTTCTGAATTGGGATAGACCGCGGGGTGCATAATTCTGGTGGACAATGGAAAAGCCCGAAATCTCCAATGGTGCCGCGGTCGCAATCCTTGTGGCGGTCGTCTTCGCAATATTGTTCGTCATCAACCTTCCGTCGGGGGCTCTCACATGGGAAGGCTGGGCAGGATGGGCGCAGGCAGTTTTTTCTGTGCTTGCCATCGTGGCAGCCATTGAAATATCGCGGCACCAAGCGAAGGTTGCTAAACAGCGCGAACTAAACCAGGAAGTCCGCGATCAAATCGTGATGCTCGAAAGCATTGCCACAGAAGTTCGTGCTGCATGGTCAAATTTTTTAGAGCAGGTAGGTGGCGGGCTCCCAGTTGCGGAAACCAGCCTAGACCAATCGAAGTTCGCTATCGCCGATCAGCCGTTTCCCGTGTACAGAGCGCTGGTGCCGCGTATAGCCACTATCGAGAACTCTCAATTGAGGTCGGATATAGTCAAAATCTACTCTCAGGCTTCGTCGCTCCTGTTGAAGTTGGGGCTTCACAATGAGCTGGTGAAGGAACAGGACGACTTGGAGTTCAAGTTGGCGACGGCAACCACTTTGCCAAGCAAGGCGTCGATCACTGAGGTGGAGAATATCCTCGCGGTGCATGATGTGACGGCCGTAGGTTTGTCTCAACACGACACTCTCACCCGGCAGCTATCTAAAGCAATCAAACAGATAACGAATGTCGACGGCCAAATTCTCGCTGCCGTGAACAACCTTCATCCGGTCGTTCAGGATGTGCTGACGCGGATATCGGAGGATGTCGACAAGCTAAAAAAAACGCTCCCGGAATGAGCTATGTCTCATCTTTCAAAAGCCCGATGCTATCCCTAACCAGGGCAGTACTACCAGCCAGCACACCGCAAATGCAATGGCGAGTGGCCATGCTCTCAAGGGAATACGGCTGTTGGCATCCCAATTACCCTTCCCGGTGTGGTCACTGGGCGCCAGCATGTCCGCTAGGCGACGTGCGGTGACTGCTGGCATTTTCGCCGTGTTGACGATCACGGGCTGGCGGGTAAATTCACTTGTCGCGTTCATGTCGATTTCCATGTGTCAGCCGAGGAAAGGCGGTGAGATTGACTATTGCCGAGGGGCTTCAATACAACTAGGCGAACGTAGCGAGGCCCAGCCCCTGTCCAGGGTTAGAGAGGGGCAAAGGGATTGGCGCGACAGGGGGCCGTGGTGAGGCTTCGGAGAGCAGGCCGGAAGGCCCGATCAGTTCACTTCCAGGATGAAAGTCACTTTTTGCGCCGGTGACGAAGCGGCGCCGGCCCGCTCTCCGAAGCCGCCCCGGCGTTCGGGGCATGGCTTGCGGTGCTACTTGCTGACGTCGCGGCCGAAGTTGGCAACGTCGATCAGTTCTTCCAGGAACCGTATGAAGGCGGCGAGCATGGGGAAGTCTCCAAGGGGATCAGGCAACAGCGCCCGCCGATACCTCGCACGAGGGGCATGAGCTGGAACCGATATCTGGGCCGACTTTCTTGAGGGCCGACATGTGGCTGGTGGATCTCGAATGTGCCCGGCCTGCGTTTCTGATTTAACCTAAGCTGGCCCGGAAAGATTGAGCGATACGCCAAGGAGACCGACATGTCTACTGACTTCGCTAGAGCGATACTTGTCTTTTTGCTGGCTCCGTTTTCCAGCTATATCGTCTGGGTGGGCTACTCGCTGATGTGGTATTGGGACAAGCAGCCGGGTACGGAGCCATGGCTTTCTGCGCTTTTCATGACATTTGTCACCGCTTTCATTTATCTCCCTCTGGCCGTCGTTGTCTTCGGACTATGGGTTTATTGGACTAAGAAGGCCGTGAACACGCTCCCGCGGCTGATAATCAGCGGGTTGGTCTGTGGCGGCCTAGTGGGCCTTGCATTTGCAGGGCTCTATGGCGTGGTTGTGCTGTTTCACGGGCTATCCGTCGGTGCCATTGTCGGCACTACGCTGGCGCTGGGCACGCGGCGGGTTCAGCGCCAATACGCCGTGGGGCGTGAGCCAGGCAGTTGAGAATGAAACAATGGCGCACTGAAGCGCGTATGAGTGGAGGTAGAGGGCACCATAGGGCGCAGTTATTCAATAAGCGATGCCATTCACTGGCAATGATGACTGCCCATTTTCCACACTACGCGGGCAAACAAGCTAGATCGTGAGGAACGCATGTACACAGTGACCGTTGTCAGGGATCGACCCGACTTCAGGTGTTTTCTGGACTTGCTTTATGGCCCTGGGCGGGATGTCGATACCGACGGTGATTCGTTCCCCGTGAGCAGCCGCTCGTGGACCTACCTCTACGCGAAAGATCGTGAGAGCGAAGATCCCTGCGTGGAGATCCAGGTTAACGAGGCAGATGGCGCAATATTCAATGTGCAGTCCGAATCATCGAGATTGGAAGAGCTGGCTGCGGTGTACCTGTTCCTGACCTGCGGCGGTTCGATTTCCTTTACAGGTCAGGAGCTTGACGAGGCTTCCGTCCGTTCGCTGTGCGAGAAATATTCCGTCGAGCTTGGCCGAGCAGGTAGCTCAATATGGCAATTGTCGACGGATGAGTCCCAGTCTCCGTAGGACAATGGGCCAGTCCTTAAGCGTTGGGCGGCTTCGGTAAGCGCTGACCCGCAGCGCTGGCCGAAACCCGCTTTTCAGCGGAATCGGATTTCATGCCGGGGTTATCGTCGCCACGCCCGGCTGGGCGTTGCCTGGCTGGACTTCGCGCCAAGCACACAGGGGCCAGGCTGCTTGCCTGGGTGATCCTGTTTCGCCCGTCCTCCCTCTCGGGGGCGGGCGGCCTCGGTTGTTAAAGAACGATCGCAAAAGCGACTTTGACAAGCGCCGCTTTGACAGCGCGTGGACAGAAGTATCGACAAATCGATATTGATTGTCAAACGGAATATCGATAAATTTATATTTCATGGGGTCTGGTCGAAAAAAAACCGCCCAAGCGGCGGTCGAGTAGGGGGGGGCGAGGTATCAGCCTCGGCGGTCCGTAGCGTCTAGAACTCCCGATACTTGCTGGGCATGAGCACGGAGCCGATAGCGTGGACTTGATGGACGTCGGGTAGAGGGAGGGTCAGTCGAGTTCCGCCGTTGACGGATTGCACCGTGTAGGCGTCACCTCCCTGAAAGAGAAATTCTTTAACCATCTTGCGCCCATCATTAAGCGCAATGGCTACATATTCGCCAGCTGCGGGCGAAGAGTTGGGTTCGACAACTACGTACCAGCCATCTCGGATAGCGGGGAACATGCTGTCGCCACGAACCCGTAGCGCATAAGCGTCCGGATCGGATGAATGAGCTTCCACAAAGCCATCTACGCCGCGCGTCTGCACCTCTTCATACCAACCGTTCTCCCCAAGGCGCGCATAGCCCACCACATGGATCTTCGATGCGGAAGGCCGCTTGGGGCGTTCTGCGACTTGACCGGCCAAAGGCTCGCCGTCGCCGTCAGCGAGCCATCGGGCGCTCACTCCATAGACGTACGCGAGCCTGGCAGTGTAGGTGGACGATGTCGAGCCATTGTTTTCAAGATCCGATAGCGTCCCCTGGCTCATACCAGCCTTGTCCGCCGCCTGCTTCTGTGTAAGGCCGGCCGCCTTTCGGGACAGCTTTAGCCGAGCGCCGAAAGTGTCGGCGGGGTTTTGGGCGAGGAGAGTTAGCAGGAGCATATCGGGATTCTGATAGTCGCAAGCATTGATTTATCGATTGACCGAATATCGAATAATCGATACTCTCCCCCTATGGACTGGAAATCGATCATTCAAGACCTTTGCTCCCTGGGACTTACGCAAGAGCAGATCGCCGTTGAAGTTGGCCTGAAGCAGCCGACCATCGCCGGCATTCTCTCGGGAGCGCAGAAGGATATGAAGTGGCAAAACGGCGAGCGCCTAAGGGCCTTGCACTGCCGCCTCGCCCAGCAGCCAAACGAGGGCGCCCATGCATAGCTCCCTACAAGAAAGTCGGTTGGCTATCAGCGTCGAGTCCGTTGTCTGGATGAACGGGAAGGGGATCGTTATTGAGGGCGCTTCCCTCCCGCGCGGCACGGACACGTTTTGGATGGAGCTTGGCGCTGGCCTGGGCTATCTCGAATTCAAGGCAGTGGAAGGTTGTCGAGCCACTTTCCGAGCCAAGAGATCGCATCCGGCGACTTATCGAGTCCCAGGTCTACTAGTTTCATTACGACATGTTTTGTGGCGTCGGCAGGCAGCGATCGAAGCCGAGCGAGAAATCGTTGCTTATCGGGAGGCGGCAGGTCGCTTGCCAGAATCTTCGCCTCAATCAGGGCTTTGATGGTGTCGTCATGAAGCTTGATCGTCACCACGCCCAGGATTGCCGAGAGCCCGCCGTCATCTGCCAGGAAGTCGATGGCGCGGGAGGTTGCTCGAACGCTCACCGCTTCCCGTGGCCATTCCTGATATTGCGGCCCCTCGACCTCAAGAAGCCCGTGTCCTTCCAGGTACCGGATTTCCGGATAGGCGTCTTTGGCGGCATGGCCGCCGATTCCGTCCTTGCAGATGAACCAGTCGGGATGTGCGGCCACGGCCGCTGCAAGGATGTCGTGTTCCCGGTCTCGCCTGTACTTATCCATTTTCGAACCTTGTTGTTATTGGGACGCGTCACCGCGGGACTCGTGTGTGTCGCCCGCAGCCTAGAAAGGCTTGTCTTCCGTCTTGGTGGAGGGCCTGTCGATAGACAACGACATCTTGGTGGTGGTGGAGAACGCGACGCCATTTCCAAAGTTCATTTCGTGAATCCGGACGTCAACTTCAGCACCGCAGAGCTCCGACAGGGCCTTTGCGATGGTGGCTTGAATCTCTTCAGTCGAATGTTTCTTTAGAGGGAAATCAAACATGGAAGGCTTTCCTTTTCAAAGTGAGCAGCCTGTTCTCTTGCTTCTCAGTTGCGCCGAAATCTTTGGCCGCCCGCCGATGAGCGAACGTGCGGTCAAAGTCTATTTCCACGCGGTGGGTGTGGGCGATGTTGATCGTTTGGTGAACACGCTGCATCAGGCTATCCGCCATGGCGACCGCTTCCCGACGCCGCACGACTTGCGAGTAGCGATGGGGATCGATCCGGTGGGTGCCGCATTTCCCTTGATGGTGGATGGCCGTGTGTAGCCGTTGTTCAAAACACCATGACGGTCGGTCGGATTCCAGGTGCGGACTGGTACTCGGTCTTGCATTCAGGGCAAATCAGCTTCGTATCCCAGCCATAGGGCGCCTGGAGTACTGCTTTCTTACCAACGTTGTCCATGCAGGGCTGACAAAGGCTGTGAGGTGGCTCTCCATTTGCGGCCGATTCCTTCAGGCGAAGGACGAAAGTGCCGGGATGGATTTCTTTCATCTCATATCGATCCCTGTCAGCCGCTTGCTTTTCCAGCTCAGCGACACGTTGGCGGAGTGCGCGGCACTCGTCTTCCGTCGAGCGTTCCGCTTGGGCGCTCGCAAACAGTTTCTGTTGGAGGTCCAGGCAGGAGTTTTGAACCTCGATCAATACCCGTGTGATTTCCTGCTTGGCGTCGGCGATCTTGCGCTCATCTCGTGCGCTGAGTGCGTTTTGCGCCAAGCCGATGGCGGCGCTAAGGCTACTGAAGGCGGAAGCAATGTCCATGGTGCCCCTTGTGTGTCTGGAGTCAATGAGGGCATCAGCTCGGCGTCCGGGGGCGCTGAGCCTGACGCAAAAAGTGAATTTCTTGTCAGTGCGTCGGCCCTGGTTGACCTTGAGGAGCGCCGCTTTCCAGCTTCTGAAGCGCCGACTGCATTTGTTCTATCAAGTCTCGAAGCTGCGCAGGCGTTAGCGCGTAGTGCCGACCGGGGTTGGCCTCCTCGGGACGTTGCATTGGATTCGTCAGGAAATCGAACTTGATTACCGCCAAACCAAGCTGTGGGACAGGTCCTGCCGTCCAACTTGCGACAGGGAAAAGCGGAATGTTTTCAGCCATGGTCAGCCTCCTCCAAAAGGGGCGAGTGAATTGCGTGAGAGCGACCATTCTAAGGGGCTGACCGCCCATTTTCAGGAGAGCGCATGTATAGCGCGACGACGCCGGCCCAGCCGGCACCGCAGCCGGTGTTGCCGGCCAAGCAAAGCGACAAGGTCCAGATTGGGCCGCTGGACGTTTGAAGTTTGTTCTTCATGTCGCACATCGTAGGGCAGGGGGCATTACCCCGAAACCCTGATCGCACCCGGATTTCAAGGTAAGACCTCATGACCCATCGTTATACCCAGATTGACCCGCATGACGCGCTGTACATCAGCGTGCAGAAGACGCCAGGGGGCGTTGAAGAGTTGGCGGCGTTCATGACTAACCGCCGCGGCGTGTCGATGCACGCAGAAACCCTGCGCCAGAAGCTGCGCAAGGTGAAGGGCCAATCCATGTCCCTGGACCTTTTTGAACTCGCCACCGAATGGATGCTGGAGAAGCAGGGCGGGGCGGACTATGCCCGGGATTGGCTGCTGGCTCTGGCGCTGCGTCACGGCGTGGCCGCCAACATCCTGCCGCCGGCGCCGCATCACGCGAACGAGGTGGACGCTGCCCGCCAGAAGGTCATGGAAATGTCGCACCTCAACGGCGAGTTGTCGGCTGTAGCCATCGAGGCGTTGGCCGATGGTGCCATCTGCACTGCTGACGCCTCGGCCATCGTGACCGAATGCCGCAAGATCGTGGAGAAGGCCCAGCGCCTCATGCGTAACGTCCAGCGGGCGGCAGACGACAAGGCGAGGGCGGGATGCTGACGCGTGGAGATTCGGGACGCCCGGTGCGCGCAGTACGCGCGCCTGCGGCTGGCAAGGGGGCGGCGCTGTCTCGCGTTGCGGCCATGATGTGTGGCAACGCGAAATTCCAGCGGTGGGTTGAATCCCGCATCGGCGCCGCCCCGCAGGGCGTGAGCCCCAACCAACACGCGGCGCAGTTCTTGCGCAACGCTTGCGGGATCGACAGCCGCGCCCAGCTGGACCACAACGCTAGGGCTGCAACCTTGTTCCATGAGGCAGTGCGCAAGCCGTTCCTGAAATGGAGCGGCCTGTATGCGTGACACGTTGCACATGTTCAAGGGCTACCGCGTGCCTCCGGCCACGGTCGAGGCGGTGCGGCAGGCCATTATCGACACGCGCCACCAGGTGGACGTGCTTGCGCTGCGCGCCTTGGTGGTGCCCGACCTGAAGGCGGTCAGCCCGTGGCTGCGCGTCTCGCGCGAAGAGGCCGCAGTAGCCGCGGTTGATTCGTTCCTGTTCGATGCGGTGCGCGCCGGCCTGGTCCAGCGCCGCATGAGCGTGTTGCGCTATCCCTACTGGTATCGGGTCAAACACCAGGGGGCAGCATGTCGTTGAGCCGCAAGACGCCGTTGCGCCAGAAAACGCCCATGAAGCGTGGCGCGCCCATGCGCCGAGGCTCGATCCTGAAGTCGAGCGGGAAGCGCATGCCGGCCCGGCGTAGCACGCCGCGGGCCACCAAGACCTTGTATCGCAATCGGGCCTTGTTGGATCTTGCTCGCGGCAAACCCTGCCTGCTCCAGATCCCGGACGTTTGCATTGGTGGAACGGAAACCACCGTAGCGTGCCATTCGAACCAGGCGCGGCACGGCAAGGCCGGATGGCTGAAGGCGCACGACTGGGCTGCAGCCTGGGGTTGCATCGCCTGCCACGCCTATATCGACCAGAACACCACTGGCGCAACCTACGACGAGAAGGTGGCCTTGTGGGAAGCGGGCTTCGAGCGGACGCGCCTGTCGCTGATCGTGCTGGGCCTGTGGCCCATCGAGGCCGAGATTGGATATCAGCATTTGTATGGAGGGGCAGCGACCCTATGAGCACCATCGTTATGTCGGCCTGCTGGCCGATCCAGACCAAGACTGCGGTGCAGAAGGCTGTGCTGATGAGCATGGCGGACAACGCGAACGACGAGGGCGTGTGCTGGCCGTCGATTTCGTACATCGTGATGCGAACCTGCGCTGGCGAACGCACCGTGCAGGACGCCATTAAGTGGCTGATCAAGCATGGCGCCATCACGGCCTCGGGTCGGACGGGGCGGTCCACAGTCTATACCGTGACCCCCGCGAAATTCGCACCCCCGCAGGATATGCACCCCCGCAGCATTCGCACCCCCGCAGATTCCGCACCCCCGCAGGATTCGCACCCCACCCCCGCAGCAGCTGCACCCCCACCCCCGCAGCAGCCGCACCCCACCCCCGCAAATGCCGCACCCAGAACCGTCATAGAACCCAAAGAAGAACCATCAAGGAACCGTCAGGGGGGCGCGAGTGCGCCCGATGTGTCCGAAGCCCAGGGGAAGAAGTCCACGGCCAAGGGTGAGGGCGGCTTGAAGTCGGGCGACACCCTGGGGGTGAAGGACCTTGTTGCCGAAGGCGTTGAGCGTCAGCACGCTCAGGACTGGCTGAAAGTCCGCAAGGACAAGAAGCAGCCGCTGACGCGCACCGCCTGGGACCTGGTTGTTCTGGAGGCGGAGAAGGCGGGCCTGCCGGTGGCCGAGGCCGTTCGCATCTCAGCCGAGAACTCCTGGGCTGGATTCCGGGCGTCGTGGATGGACAAGGCTAAGGCCGAGGCAAACGCGACCGGGGGCGCGTCAGCGGTCGATTCGCTGGACTGGTTGCGTTCGTGGTCCGGAATCTTGTCGAAGGGCAATGCGCTTGGGTTGTCTCAGCAGCCCGGCGAGTTGGCACCCGATTTCAAGCTGCGCGTGTTGCAGCACGTCAACCTGACCGAAGAGCAGAGGGCGCGGTTGCGCGCTGACTTCGGCGTGAACCTGTAGGGGGATGACATGGAACTGGCATTGACGGGCCAGGGGGCACAAGTATGAGCCGCTGGCCGCGCTACCAACTGACCACCGCCAACACCGGCGTCAAAGTCAAACCCGCAATCAGTGAGGACGTTATCCAGGCACAGGTGATCACATGGGCCAAGCGCCAGGTCAAGGCGTACCCGGAGTTGGCTCGCCTATTCCATGTTCCCAACGGCGGCCAGCGTCATGCGGCGGTTGCCTCAAAGTTGCAAGCACAGGGCGTCAAACCCGGCGTGCCTGATCTGTGCCTGCCAGTGCCGCGCTTCGGTTGTCATGGGCTGTGGATTGAAATGAAGACGCAGGATGGTCGGGTCAGCGCCCCGCAGAAGGACTGGATCGGGTTTCTTCGAAGTGCCGGCTGCCGCGTCGAGGTCTGCCGCAGCTTTGACGAAGCGCGTGATGTATTGCTGAGCTACTTGAATCCGAAAGTACCTTATTCCCCGGAGATTTACTGATGACGACGATGACGATTTCCCGCCTTCCCACGGTGCCGGCCGTGGCGCCGAAGGTTGAACCGTTGTTCAAGAGTGCACATGCGGCCCTGGTATTCGCGCTCAACTACTCCATGCAGCAATACGACAGGCCGCTGTTGAATCGGATTGCTTCAGGCGAACTGACTGCGGGGATGGCGCCTGGGGGCGGAAGGGGGCTCAGCGGATTGGACGGCGCTGGACAGGCGGGCATGATCCGCAACGAACTGGCGCAGCTGGCGCCGATTCAGCAGACCGTGCTTATCGCGAGCGTCGCGCCGCAGCAATTGCCGTGCGGCTGCAATGCGTCCTGCTGCTCGGGGCTGAAGCTCAACCAGGAGTGGGCAGATGCGCTGCGTGAGCTGACCACCGCTGCGGCTGCGGGTGCTTTGTCTGGCTGCATGTCGAATGGGCGGCTTCGCTCCATGCTTATCCAGCGCCTGTTCGGCGCCAAGGTCACCTTGTCGAAGTTGGCAGAGGATCACAAGGTCGATGAGCGAACCGTCAGCGCGCACCATGCAAAGCTCAAGCGGTGGCTGTTCGGGGGCGCGGGCGAGGTAGGTTTGCACCAGCAGGCCACCCAGGCGCTGACCCAGCGTTTGAGGGCTTGCGGATGGCTTGACGCAGCAGGAGGCGAATAAATTCTCTTGACGATGTGGTTTTTTACCCCCAATATAGTCGCCTAACGGATACGGTGTATAACTGCGTCCAGTAAAACCCGCCAGGCAAAAGCCGGCGGGTTTTTTCATTTTCAGCTTGTCCGCTTTGAGTTGCATGCATCCCCACGGATCCTTGCTGTCAAGCACTCCCAGGCGCGTCAGACGCTAAGTAAAGTAACGCAAAGTGATAAATTATGTTTCAATTGTTTGCGTACTAATTGTGTTTCGGAGGATGCATTGTCGAATTCAACCCCTTCATCCTGGGAGCGGATGGCTGAAGAGAGGAAGAAAATAGAGGCCGAGTTCCTGCGCATGAACAAGCAGCTAGCCGAAAGGGACCAAATGTTGGAATCCTTGGCGTATCTGCGGGATCAGGCGGAGGCAAAGAAGCGCCGCGTCAATCTTATTCTCTGGATGCTCGTTGTTGCTGCCTTGCCCTTTCTTCTTTATCTCTGGGACGAATTTAGGGAAGCAAATGCTTGGTGGGTACCAACGTCTTTTGCGGGCGCGGGGCTATTCGTCCTGCTTTCGCTGTACTACTTGCGTCCTAATTCGAAGGACCGCCCTAGCCCAGGCGCCACTGTCAATTTTGGGGAGATAGCACTATTCGTTGATCAGCGGATCAAGGATGCCCTGAAGATGTCAAAGGGGGCGGCCGGCAATGCGATGGCCTTTACCCGCGAAGAGAAAGCTGCGGCCCTACAGAAAATTAGCGAGAATTTTGAGTCGGAGGCTCTTGGTCAGCAGGTCGACCGCCTGCGTGAGGAAGTAATCAAACAGGTGCAACAGAACACTCTCGAAGAACGTTTCAGCAGTACATGTCGACGGCTATATCAGGAAGTTCAAGACTTAGCGAAACGCGGGAACCTGAACCTTATCCTCGGAATACTCACAACTTTGGTTGGCGTTTCAATCCTGGGTTATGCAGTATTCAATCTGCCTGGGTTGGAGGCGACAGCTGCCGGGCCGGAGTCGACGGTAGCCGCGGGCCAACGGACAGCTGAGGTATTGACATATTTCGTGCCCCGAGTATCTCTTGTCATACTTATCGAGGTTTTCGCGTACTTCTTCTTAAGGCTCTACAAACAGAGCCTAAGTGAAATCAAGTATTTTCAGAATGAAATTACGAACATCGAGGCCAAAAATTTAGCGCTTCAAGTAGCACTGCGCTCAGAAGATTTGACCCTCCGGTCAAAGATTGTTGAGGCGTTAGCTGAGACTGAGCGCAACTTCGTTCTGACAAAGGATCAAACTACTGTCGATCTGGAGCGGGAGCGGATCGCAAGTAATGGCCAAGCCAACGTCATAGACATGTTTAAGGAGCTGTTCAAGGCCAAGGCTAAGAACTAAATCACGGTTTGCACTATGCACCTTGAGTGCGTGTGTATCTAGAAGCTCTGAGCTCAATGGATCGTTCAGAGCTTTTTTGTTGTTCCTTCGCTACCAAGGGGCGCGCGTGCCAAGACCCGCGGGGGCTTGGGTCGCCTCGGTGGGCGGTGTGCGGTTGCTGGCACTCGGCGAGATCATTGGGGGTCTGGATGGCGCGACGAACGATGCTGCCGTGTCGCCATCGAGGCTGTGCGGCCTTGGTGCGCACACCAGGCTACTGCGAGAAGCACGCAGGCGAGGCGGTTGGCTGGAAGCCTGATCGTGAGCGAGGCAACCGGCACCAGCGCGGTTACGGCTCCGACTGGGACAGGCTTCGATTGCTGATCCTCAAGCGAGACCGCTACCTATGCCAGTGCGAGGAATGCCAGCGAACCGGTCGCGTGCTGCCGGCCACCCAAGTGGATCACCGCATACCGAAGGTCGAAGGCGGCACCGACGAGTCCCACAACCTGTGTGCGATCAACGTGGAGTGTCACAAGCGCAAGACAGCCAAGGAAAGCAGCAGGGCGCGCGCAAGGGCGAAGCGGTGGGCCTGACCCTAGGGCGTCCCGGATCGGCGGGCTGCTGCTGCGGTCCGCGGTGCCGGCCGAGGCTCGGTGGGAGGGGGGAGGGGCAATCTCTGGGCCGAAGGCTGCCAGTACCGCCCGTTCCGTCTTTTTTTTACGCCCGCGAAAAATGAAATTTAGCGGATAGCGCAGTTTGCGCACTTTTTGACCAATGGAGTAGGCCATGCCAGGAGTTGCTGGGCGCTCCGGGCGCAAGCCGAAGCCGGCGGAAAAGAAGCTGGCTGCCGGCAACCCGGGAAAACGCGCGATCAACAAAGATATGCCGTCGTACGGCCAGATCACCAACGTTCTGGCGCCCGACTGGCTGCAAGGACACGGAAGAGATCTGTGGGAACACTTGGCGCCGCTGCTGTGCCGCGAAGGGATCATGCAGCCCACGGATATCCAGAATTTGGAAGCCTATTGCGCCGCCTATGGACGGTTCCGCAAAGCCGAGGAAGATATCCAGACCCACGGCATTGTCGTGGAAGGCTCGCAGGGTGGGCCGGTCAAGAACCCGGCCGCGACCGTCGCCAATGAAGCGTTGAAGCAAATGGCGACCTATGGCGCATTTCTCGGGCTCGACCCGTCCAGCCGGCAGCGCATGCAGGGGCCGAAGAAGCCGCGCGAGGGCAACCCCTTTGCCAAGCTGCTGGGCGGGGGCTGATGAATGGCCGCGCCCCAGTATCCCCGGGTCGCGCAGGCACTGAAATTCGCAAAGGATGTCGTCAAGGGAAAGATCCCGGCCTGCCGGTATGTGGCGCTGGCGTGCCAGCGTCACCTTGATGACCTGGCCGCGAGCAAGTCGGCCAAGTATCCGTACCGATTCAATGCCGCAGAGGCAGAAAAAAAGCTCAATCTCATCGAACTGATGCCCCACACCAAGGGGGAATGGGCGTTCAAGCGGCAGCTTGTAACCCTGGAGCCGTGGCAGAAGTTCGGCTTGGGCGTGACGTTCGGATGGGTGAAGAAAAAAGGAGGTTTGCGCCGCTTTCGTGAATCGTACTGGGAAGTGCCGCGCAAGAACGGTAAGAGCGTAATCGCCGCGGGTGTCGGAATCTCGATGTTCGTGGCCGATGACGAGTTTGGCGCCGAGGTGTACTCGGGGGCGACCACCGAAAAGCAGGCGTGGGAGGTTTTCCGGCCCGCGCGCTTGATGGTGCAGCGCTCACCTATGCTCGTCGAGCATATGGGCATTGAGGTAAACGCTCAGGCGCTCGCAAGGCCGGAAGACGGCAGCCGATTTGAGCCAATCATCGGCAACCCGGGCGATGGCGCGTCGCCGTCCTGCACAATCGTCGACGAATACCACGAACACGACAGCGCCGCTCTGTATGAAACCATGCTCACCGGCATGGGCGCTCGCCGCCACCCGCTGATGTTCATCATCACCACGGCAGGCGCCAACATCGAGGGTCCGTGCTACGACAAGCGCCGCGAAGTGATCGAGATGCTTGAGGGCCTGGTGCCCAACGATGAGCTATTCGGTTGGATCTGGACCCTAGATGAGGGGGACGACTGGACAGACCCCAAGGTCTTGGCGAAGGCGAACCCCAATATGGGGGTGTCGGTCTACGCTGATTACCTCGTCAGCCAGCAGCAACGCGCGATCAAGCAGGCGCGGTTTACCAACACCTTCAAAACGAAGCACCTCAACCTCTGGGTGACCGCGAAGGCGGGCTATTTCAACCTCCAGCAATGGGAGGCATGCAAGGACGAAACCCTCACGCTGGAGCAATTCGAGGGGCAGAGCTGCTTTCTGGCGTTCGACCTGGCCCGCAAGCTGGATATGAACAGCATGGCGCGCGTTTTCTACCGCGATATTGATGGAAAGCGCCATTACTACTGTGTCGCGCCACGGTTTTGGGTGCCAGAGGACACGGTGAACGACACCGATAACAAGCGCATGGCGGAGCGCTTCCAGAAGTGGGTGAATACGGGGCATCTTCACACGTCCGAAGGGGCAGAAATCGACTATCGGGAGATTCTTGCCGAGGCCGAGGACGCCAACCGCCTAAACCCAGTTTTGGAATCTCCCATCGACCCGAGTGGGGCGACGAATCTGTCGCACCACTTGGATGACGAGGGCCTAACGCCCATTACGGTGGTGCAGAACTACACCAACATGAGCGATCCGATGAAGGAACTGGAGGCCGCGATTCAGTCGGGCCGATTCCATCACGATGGCAATCCGATCATGACCTGGTGTATCAGCAACGTCATCGGCAAGCACCTGCCGGGCAATGACGACGTAGTTCGACCCATCAAACAGGGCAACGACAACAAGATCGACGGCGCTGTGGCGCTGATCATGGCAATCGGTCGGGCAATGCTCGCTGAGCGTAACGGGTCCGTACTGGACAACTTGACCGACGACGACATTCTGGTGATGTGAAATGAAAAATCTGCTGATTGACGCAGCCGGCGTTGCTGGGCTGGGCTGTTTGGCGGCCGGGGTGTACGTCCAATATGGCACCGGGCCGTCGCTGATCGTAGGCGGCGCGTTACTGCTGGCATTTGCCTTGCGGGCAGCAGCTGGGAGGCGCGGATGATCCTCTCGTCCCTATTTGAAGGCCGCAGCATCGAGAGCCCTTCTGTACCCTTGACGGGCCAGAACCTGCAAGAGTACCTGCACGGCGAGGGCAAGCGTATCTCGGTGACCCCCGAGGCCGCTTTGAGCCTGTCGGCGGTGTATGCCTGTCACTATGTGCTGTCGAGCAATGTGGCGCAGTTGCCTGCGGCTGTGCTGCGCAAGCAGGGTGAAAACATCAGTCTGGCCACGGACCATCCCGCATTCGACCTCATCCACGCCAAACCCAACGACTTTCAGACCAGCTACAAGTGGCGCGAGACCAAGCAGCACCATGTGCTGGGCTGGGGCAACGGCTACACCCGCATCGTTCGTAGTCGGTCAGGGGAATTGCGCAGCCTGGAGTTTTGTACGCCATGGACCACAACACTGATCAAGCCGGCCGGCCGCTGGATCTACAGCACGCAGGACGAAGACGGCACGCCCCTGGCCGTGCATCCGGACGATATGGTGCATGTCCGCGCCTTGGGCTCAACGGGGCGGCTGGGTAAGGGAATTATCCAGCAGCACGCGGAGATGCTGGGCCTTGGTCTGGCCGCACAGCGCTACGGGCGGGAGTTTTTCGAGGGAGGCGGCCGCCCAACTGGCATCTTGACGGTCAAGGGAGACCTGAAAACCGATTCCTGGAACCGGCTGCGGGACTTCTGGAACAAGGCGGTTGCGCGCCTCATCCAGTCCGAGAACAAAACGCTCCTGCTGCCGGCGGATCTGGACTACCGGGCGCTGACCATCCCCCCCGAGGCGGCCCAGTTCCTGGAGACGCGCAAGATGAACCGCACGGAAATTGCGGCCATCTACAACGTCCCTGCGGACATGATTAACGACCTGGAGCGCGCCACCAATTCGAACATTACCGAGCAGAGCATCCGCTTTGTGCGGTACTCGATGATGCCCTGGGCAGTGAACTGGGAGCAGGAACTTAACTGCAAGCTGTTCACCGCGGCGGAGCGGCGCGCCGGCTACTACGTGAAGCTCAACTTGGCGGGCCTGCTGCGCGGCACCCCCAAGGAACGGGCCGAGTTCTATCACTACGCCATCACCGATGGCTGGATGGACCGCAACGAAGTGCGCACCTTGGAAGACTTCAGCCCGCGTGACGGGTTGTCTGAAATGCTGGTCAGCGTCAACGCAAAGCCGGCGGCCGAAGTAGGCAAGGCGCCGGCCAATAGCCAATAGGGAAAAGCCATGAAAGACCTCGAAATGCGCACGCTGGGCAACCAGCCGTGCGAGCTGCGCATGTCCGCCGAAGGCGAGGCGGAACGCCCGCAGATCACGGGCTATGCGGCCGTGTTCAACACCCGCAGCGCGTTGCTGTTCGGTTCCTTCGTCGAGGAAATCGCACCGGGCGCGTTCGACGACGTGCTGGGCGACGACGTGCGGGCACTGTTTAACCACGACCCCAATTTTGTCCTCGGGCGAACCCGCAGCAACACGCTGCGCCTTGAAATCGACTCGCGGGGCTTGGCCTACACGATCGACCCGCCCGATACGCAGACGGTCCGCGATCTGGTGTTGACTCCGCTCAAGCGTGGCGACGTGACGGGATCGAGTTTCGGGTTTCGCGTCGCCGCGGACGGTGACGAATGGCGCCGCGAGGGCGAAATCGTTGTGCGAACCATCCACAAGCTGGCCGAACTGCGCGACGTGTCGCCGGTGACGTATCCGGCTTATGGCGATAGCCATGCTGCCCAGCGCTCGCTGGACAGCTGGAAGAAGAAGGCCGAAGACGTCCAGGAACTGGCGGCCAAGGCTGTAAATGAGCGTCGCGCACGCGAACGCTTCCTTGAACTGATGTCAATCTGAACGGAGTCAACGATGACCCTTGCTGAACTGAAGAAAAAGCGTGCGCAAGTCGCCAGCGAAATGCGCACCTACCACGATGTCCAGGGCGAGAACGCCTGGGGCGACGAGCAGCGCACGAAGTGGGACGCCATGAAGGCCGACCTCAAGAAGCTGGACGAGCAGATCGGGCGCGAAGAAGAACTGCGCGCCGACGAGCAGCGCTTTGTCGACGACAACGCGACCGCGCTGGCTTCCGCTGCCGCTGCTGCCGCCGACAAGAGGAACCCCGAGGAACAGCGTTCCCAGGCGTTCGTGAAGTTCCTGCGTCATGGCGCCGGCGACCTGACGCCCGAAGAACGCAAGCTCTTGGCGGAAGTCCGCGCGCAAGGGGTGTCGCCGGCCGAAAAGGGCGGCTACACCGTGCCGACGACCTTCTGGGCGAAGGTGGTCGAGTCGATGAAGCAGTACGGCGGCATCGCCAGTGTGGCGCAGATCCTGACTACGGACGGCGGCGGCCCCATCGAGTGGCCCACCAGCAATGGCACCGAGGACGAAGGCGAACTGATCGGCGAGAACACCGACGCCGGCGAAAAGGACGTGGAATTCGGCATGGACGCCCTGGGCGCACACAAGCTGACCTCCAAGGTCATTCGTATCTCCAACGAGCTGCTGGCCGACACCGGCATCGACATGGAAAACTTCCTCGCTGGGCGTGTCGCTTCGCGTATCGGTCGCGCCGAATCCCGTCTGATCGTCATGGGCACGGGCACCGGCTCGCCCGCGCAGCCCAAGGGCCTGGCCGCATCCGCCGCCGTGGGCAAGCAGACCGCCTCGGCTACCACCTTCACCTGGAAGGAAGTGAACGGCCTCATCCACTCCGTTGACCCCGCCTATCGCAACGCGCCGAAGTTCCGCCTGGCCTTCAACGACGCCACGCTGCAAATCCTGGAAGAAATGGAAGACGGCAACGGCCGCCCGCTGTGGATCCCGGGCCTGGACGCCGGCGCCCCGGCGCGGCTGCTGAAGTACCAATACGTCATCGACCAGGCCATCCCGGCGGTCGCGGCTGGCGCCAAGTTCATGTTCGCCGGCGACTTCGATCAGTTCATCCTGCGCCGTGTGCGCTACATGGTCCTCAAGCGCCTGGTGGAGCGTTACGCCGAGTACGACCAGACCGGCTTCCTGGCCTTCCATCGCTTCGGGTGCGTCTTGCAAGACACCGCGGCGATCAAGGCGCTGCAAGGCAAGCCGGGCGCGGGCGGTTAATCGAGGGGCGGGCCGGGTAACCGGCCCGCGTAGCCAAATGCTGGAATTGTCCGATATCCACAGCCACCTGAATATCGACCCGGAAGACGCGGACGATTCGGTGCTGCTGCGCTTTCTGGGGGCGGCGGTTCGCCGCTTTGAACACAAGACAGGACGCAAGCTTTTTCGGAAGGCGGAGGATCTGCCGGACCCTGCTCCGTCAAATGTGGTTTTGCTGGATGCCGATATCGAGTTGGCCTTGCTGCTGTTGATTGGGCACTGGAACTCCAACCGAGAGGCCAGCTCCGATCTTTCTCTGGCGACCATTCCGCAGGGCTTTGACGAGCTTGCGGACCCGTATCGCTGGTGGCCCGACTAAGGAATTGGCTATGTTCAAGGCAGGAAAGCGCAATCGGCGCGTCGAAATCCTGGAGCGCACGGGCGACAGGGACGCCGCCAATGACTTTGTGGATGCTTGGCGGGTGGCTGGCAAGGCGTGGGCCTCGATCAAGTACGTGTCTGGCATCACCGCGATCAAGGCGGGGGCCGAGCAGGAGATTGCCAAGGCAAGTATCCGCATCCCGTATCGCCATTCGGTACTCTCGGGAATGCGAGTTCGCCACGGGGATGACGTATACGAAGTTGATGCTGTGTTGCCGGACGAAGAGCGGCGCGAGCACACGGATCTGGTGTGTCGAAAGCTGACCGGACGCGAGGTGATGCCATGAGGAAAGCCAAGCTCTTTCGCGCAAACTCGGTTTCTTTCACCATGGAGGGAGACATAGAGGCCCAGGTTGGCGCCTTCTTTGACCGAATCAAGGAAGAGGCATTGCGCCCAGCCGCGCATGCAATGGCCCTTGTCCTATACGACGAAATCCGACTGCGCGTGCCTCATCGTCTCGGAGAACTCCAATCCGCCATTTATCGCTGGTTCGACGACAAGCGGTCGACGCCGGATCGGAAGACCTACATGGTCGGCGTCAACGTCAAGAAGGCGCCCCATTGGTGGCTGGTCGAATATGGGCATTGGCGGCGCCATGCCGTGGTTCAGTTGGACGATGGTGGATGGATCACGCTGAAGAACAGGCCGCTCAAGGTGCCTGTGTTCGTCCCCGCCCAGTCTTACCTGCGGTCTTCAGTGGATGCGAAGCTCAAGGCAGCCGCGGAGGCTGGCCGCCGGCGGCTGGCCGAGAAGGTACGGGAGATTCAGAATGGTTGAATCGTTGATGCTCCAGGCGTTGGTGCCGATCTTCGAAGGACGGGCATATCCCGACACTGCCGCAGGCGATACGCCGATGCCTTTCGCCACGTTCCAGCAGGTCGGGGGCGCATCCACGGTGTTTATGGATGGAGCGCTGCCGGACAAGCAGAACGCCCGCATGCAGATCACCGTATGGGCGAAGGGCAGGGCGCAGGCGTCGGAGCTTATCGCCCGGGTGCAGACCGCGTTGTGCGGCTCGCCTTACTTCGGATTGCCTCAAGGGGCGCCAGTCTCGCTGCGGGACCAGGAAACCGGCTTCAAGGGCGCCATGCAGGACTTCAGCATCTGGTACTCACCATGACCACTCCCATTGTTATCGCCGGTGCCAGCGTTGCGCTATGTGCCGATGTTCCGCGAGTCGTGGGGCCAGGCGCGTTTGATTCGCTGGCGTTCACACCCATTCGCGGCGTCCGGGTCGCTGGCTCGCTTGCGCTTCAGTACCAGACCGCCGCCTTCCATGCCCTGGGAAGCGCGGCTCCGTTCCAGCGCCGGGTAGCGCGGGCGCCCCAGACGTTGCAATTGGAGCTTTTGCGTCTGGTCGACCCAGGACAAGCCATGCTGCGGCAGGCTGCGGGGCTGGATCTGCCCTACAGCTACCGCATCACGCTGCCGCGCGTGGGAGCGCATTTCTTTGTTGCCCGCGCTTCAAGCCGTTCCCTTTCGGTCGGCAGCGCTGCTGACCTGGCCGGCGTGACGGTAACGCTTGAACTGGAAAGCGAGATCGTCGAGCCGTAGCCGGCCGCCTTATCCATTTTTGTCGTCTGCCCTCTTTGGGCAAAACCTACAGCCCGCAAATGCGGGCATTTTTTCGTTCATTGCAAGGAGCCTAGACATGGCCGTTTCTCTGCCGAACGGTGTCATCCTGTCGCTTGCGACGGGTTACGCCAATTCGAAAACCATCACGGCGATTACCAACGCCAATCCCGCCGTCGCCTCCAGCGCGGCCCACGGCCTGGCCAACGGCGCCTTGGTCGAACTGAAGTCCGGCTGGCAAAAGCTGAACGAGCGCATTTTGCGCGTCGCGGACGCCGCCGCAGGCACGTTCGCGCTGGAAGGAATGAACACCCTCTCGCCGATCCAGTTCCCGGCCGGCACGGGCGGCGGTTCGGTCCGCGAAATCACCACCTTCACGCAGATTTCGCAGATCCTGGAAGTGTCCACGTCGGGCGGCGAAATGCAATTCGCCACCTACAGCTTCCTGGAAAACGACTTCGAAGCGCAGATCCCGACGCAGGCAAGCGCGCAATCGCTGGCGATCACCATCGCCGACGATCCGACGCTGCCCGGCTACAAGGCGCTCCAAGCCGCCGCCGAACTGCGCGAAGTGCGCGCGCTGCGCGTCGCTTTCCCCAACGGCTCGGTGCTGCTCTACAACGGCTATGTGTCGTTCAACGAGACGCCGACCATGACCAAGGGCGAAGTGATGGGCGTGCAGGCCACGTTCTCGCTGCTGTCGCGGCCCGTTCGCTACGCCGCGTAATTTCCACGGCCGGCTACACACCAGCCCACGGGCTGCCCAGGGACGGGCGGCCCATTTTTCCCAATTCTCCATTTTTCGGAATCTCTCATGGCAAAGATCAAGTTCACCCTCGTTCCCAACCCGACCTTCAAGCACAAGGTGCCGATGCCCATCCCGGGCGGCGCGTTCGCGGATGTGGAGTTCACCTTCAAGCACCGCGGCAAGGAGGAATTCACCGAGTTCCTGGAGCGCGCCAAGGACATGGATGACACCGACCTGGTGCTGGCTATCGCCAGCGGCTGGGAACTGGAAGAGCCGTTCGACAAGGGCAACGTGGGCCAGCTGGTCGAGAACTACGTCGGTGCGGCCCGCGCCATCTTCACGGCGTACATGGACGAAATCGTCAAGGCTCGCCTGGGAAACTGACCGCGCTGGGGGCGGCGCTCTACCGCCGGCCGCCAAATGCGAAGGAACTGGAGGCGTTCGGGCTCACGGCCGAAGACGTAGAGGCGCCGCCAGTCGAAATATGGCCCGAGAACCAGCAGGCGTTCGAGATATTCGCCTCGCTGCGTACCCAGTGGCGCGTCAGCTTTGCCGGCGTGACCGGCCTGGACTATGGCGTCCTTTATCGCAGGCTTGACCGGCTTGGCCTGTCTGCCGAGCGATGCGACGAGCTGGAAGACCAGATCCGCGTCCTTGAGGACGCGGCTATGCAGGAAATAAACCGCAAGTAGCCGCCCATGGGCGGCTTCCTTTTTTGGAACGTGTCATGACTGATGAATTGGCCAGAAGTGTTATCCGGGTTGATGGTGACGCGTCCGGGCTGACGGCGGCCATGGCCGAGGTGACGCAGGAAACGGGTAAAGCCAAGAAGTCCCTCGCGGCGTTGGGGCGTGACGCGTCGCAAGGGATGACCAAGGCAGCCGAAGAGGGCACGCAGGCCGGCCGCAAGCTGGAGCGCGCCACGCAAAGCCTAGTGAACCAGATTGAACGCCAGATTGCGGTGACCGGCGCGGGCGCGCGCGGGACCGCCTCCTATTATGTGGAACTGGCCAAGCAGCGTGGCATCGACGCCAACCAGCTGAAGCCCTATCTGGACCAGCTGGAGGCCGTGACGCGCAAGCAGGCCGAGGCCAAGACCGCGATCCAGGCCACCGCGCCGGCGGTCGAGCAAATGGGCATGTCAGCCAAGGCCACCGCTGCGGCAATGCGCGGGCTGCCTGCCCAGTTCACCGACATTATCGTGTCGTTGCAGGGTGGCCAGCGTCCCATGACTGTGCTGATGCAGCAGGGCGGCCAGCTGAAGGACATGTTTGGGGGCCTCGGTCCCGCTGCGCGGGCGATGGGCAGCTACATTGCCGGCCTGGTCAATCCGTTCACGCTGGCCGCCGGTGCAGTGGCTGTCCTGGGCGGCGCCTACCTGAAAGGGGTAGGCGAATTCCAGGCGTTTAACCGAACCGTCATTCAAACGGGCGGGGTCGCGGGCGTCACGGCTGGTCAGTTGCAGGATATGTCCCGCCGGGCGGGTGACTTGGTCGGGACGCAGGGTAAGGCGGCCGACGCGCTCAACCTTTTTGCCGGTTCGGCCAAGGTCGGCGCCGAGAACATGGAGCAATTCACCGCGGCGTCGGTGCGCTGGGAGAAAGTGACGGGCACCGCCGTTGCAGATACCGTGGAGAACTTCATCGAGTTGGGGAAATCGCCGCTCGAAGCGGCCCTCAAGCTCAATGAGGGCATGAACTTCTTGACCGCCACGACGTATGAGCAGATCCGGGCGCTGGAACGCCAGGGGAAGACCGCCGAGGCAGCGAGCGTGGCCCAGCGTGCCTACGCCGATGCGCTCAACGACCGCGCGCCGAAGCTGTCCCAGAATCTCGGGCTGCTGGAGCGCGCCTGGAAGGGTGTGAGCGAGACCGCCCGAGGCGCCTGGGATGCGATGCTCGACATCGGCCGCGCCGGCACGCTGGAAGAACGCATCGCCAAGCAGGCGGCGACCGTGCAGGCGCTGGAGGGCAAGCTACAGGCCCGGCTGGCGCGCGGTGGCGCCACCGGCAACATGGCTGATCTGATCAAGGCGGCCGCGACCGAACAGGAGCGGCTGGAGCGCGAGTATTTTGAGGCTCAGGGCAAGGCGCAGGCAGAACGGGACCGCCGCAAGGCGCTGGACCGGACGCAGTTTCGCGCCGACTACCTGGAGGACGACAGCCGCAACACCAAGCCGCAGCAGCGCCAGCGCGCCATCGAGAAGGAGGCGGCGGCATTTCGCAAGGCGGTGGAGGGCCTGAAGGAAGGCACGGACGAGTATCGCCGGGTCTACGCCGCCCACAAGGTCAAGCTGGCCGATATCGACAAGCAGTTTGAAAATAAGGATCCAGGCAAGGGCCCATCCGGTGCCGAGTCGGAAATTGCCCGCCTGCGTGCCCGGATCTCGGAAGAAAAGGCGCTCGCGGTCGAATTGGACCAGCGCGGCTTGCACACGAGCAAGCTGAACGAGTATGAGCGGCGTTCGGCCGAAATCGGCGAATTGCTCAAGGGCAACCTGAAGTCCCAGGTGCGGGCCAGCCTGGAGCGCACCAAGGCGCTGGCGACCGAGGCGGGGGCGCTGATGCGCGCCAACGCTGAGACGAAGGCTTTCCAGGAATCCCGCGAGAAGTACTTCGCCAGCCTGGAGGACGGCGTAGCCAAGATCGCCCAGGAGGCTCAAGGCGTTGAAGACCAGGTTGCCACCTATGGCATGAGCAAGGCCGCGCTGGAGCAGCTGACGATCGCGCGCCTGGAGGAACGGAAGGCCGCGCTCCAGGGGTTTGACGGCTCCGAGCGGGAAGTCGAACTCATCGAGAAGGAAATCGATGCGCGCAAGCGCCTGGGTGCTGCTATCCGGCAGAAGGACATCAAGGACGCCCAGAAGAAGGCGACGGACGAAATGGCGCGCGACTGGGAGCGCACCGTGGACAAGTACGGCGACGTGTTCCGCCAGGGCTTCGCCGACATGATGAACAACGGCAAGGACGGCTGGAAGTCGTTCACGAAGTCGCTTGTCACGACGTTCAAGACGACCGTGGCGGACCAGATCTATCGAATGTTCGCCCAGCCCTTTGTGGCGACCATAGTCGGTAACCTGGCCGGCGTGATGGGCGGCAATGCGGGTGGAGGTGTGTTGGGCGGCCTGGCCGCCGCGGGCGCTCAAGGCGCTGTCGGCGGTGGGCTGAGCCTGATGAACGCCCTGGGCGTTGCGCGCACCGCCTATAGCGCCCTGACCGGGGGCTTTACGGCAACGCTTGCCTCGGGCATCTCGTCTATTGGCAGCGCGATTGGATCCTCGGCGGCGCAGCACTTCGCCCTGGGGATGACCGGCCAGGGAGCGAGCTTGGCGGCGGGCCTAGCCGGTCCCACGACGGCGGGCAGTTCAGCTGCCGCGGCTGGGTCCATGATGGCGAGCGCGATCCCGGTGGCTGGGTGGATCGCCGCCGGGATGATGGTCAATCGTTCGCTGTATCGGGCGGGTTGGGATGCCGGCAACGGCACCATGGCGCCGATTGCCAAGTACAACCCGATCACGGGCCCATCCCTGTGGACTGACAAGACACTGCGTGCTGTAGGGGTGAGTGGTGAATGGGCTTCGATCCTCTCGGGCTCGTCCCTTATCGCGCGCGCCTTCGGCCGGGGCCCGAAGCAGTACGGCGACACGACGATGGTGGGCGATTTCAACTCGCTCGGTTTCAACGGGTACACCAGCACGCCTTGGAAGCAGAAAGGGGGATGGTTCCGCAGCAACCGCAACGGGACGCAGATTGGTGCGCTGGATAACGACTTTCTCAGTGATGTTGGCGCCGCTTTCGAGCAGATGAAGACGAACGCGGCCGGCCTTGCCGAAGCGGTCGGGGTGTCGGCGTCGTCCCTTGCCACCTACAGCGATCAATTCCGGATCAAGCTGACCAAGGACCAAGAGGAAAACCAGAAGCTCCTGGACGAGGCCCTGGCGAACATCGGCGAGAACATGGTTCGCTCTTTGGTGCCGAACATCGCCGATTTTTCCAAGGAGAACGAGACAGCCTCGGCCACGTTGCAGCGCCTTGGGGCAAACCTGGCGGCGGCCAATCGGGCGCTCAAATTGCTGGACCTGAAGCTCTACGACGTGTCGGTGTCCGGCGCGGCCACGGCCTCCAAACTGGTGGATGCTTTCGGCAGCATTGACGCGATGAGCCAGGCGACGGCCCAGTATTACCAGCTGTACTACTCGGAGGCTGAGCGGGCGAAGTTGAGCCTGGCCGACATGGCTGATTCGCTGAAGGGCGTCAACATGGCCCTGCCCAATACCATGGAGGAACTGCGCAGGATGGTATCGGCGCTCGATCTGACGACCGACGCCGGCCGCAAAGCCTATGTGGCGCTCCTGGCTATCGCGCCGGAGTTCGCCGCGGTCATGGAGGCTACCACGCGCCGGGGCCAGGAGGCCGCCGGCAAGCTGCTGGAGGCGTTTACGGGCCGCGGTGCGCTCGCTGGCGCCTTGGACGGGGCGGCGCTGAAGGCGTTGTTGCTCGCGGACTCGCTGACTCAGGTCGGCTCGTCGACGGGGCAGATATCGCGCCTCTTCCTGGATCTGGATTCGGGCTTGCTCGATTTCAGCGCTTCCAATGCCCGCTTGGATGGATCGCTTTCTGGCGCTCAGGAAGCCAGTTTGTCCCTGGCCGAGCAAATGGAAGTGCTGCACAGCGCCGTTGGTGGCACGGTCATCGACTTTACGGGGTTGGCCGGCGCGCTGGAAAAGGTGGACACCGATGTCTTCGTGGCGACCTTGACCGCAGCCTTTGAGCAGTTGGCCAACCGCATGCGGTCGCTGTTGGACAGCATCGCCAACGAGCGAATCGCGGTTCGCCAAGCTGCCCAGCAGGTGCTGGACCCTGGGGCCATGTCACCCGAGGCGATCCGCAAGGGCATCCAAGAAATCGCCACCGCCTTGCCCAGCAACGCCGGGCTGGTGGCGGCCGGTGCCCAGCTGAATTACGCCGATTCGGCGCTGGCCCAGAAGCTGAGCGCCCGAAATGCTGCGGAGCAATCTTACAACTCGGTCAAGGCATCCCACGATACCGCGACGGGCAATCTTGACGCGGCCCAGCAGCGTGCCAGTGACGCTCAGGCGTGGCTGGACAAGCTGAACTGGGATATCTACGCGCCCAAGACGGTCCCCTACAAGAAAAAGAACTGGAAGGAACTGGACGCGGCGCGTTCGGTTGCCCAGGCGCAGCTTCCGGCCGCCCAACGGGCGCTTGCGCAGGCTCAAGCCGCACTGGCGGCCGCCCAGGCTGCCGCAGCTGTGGCGCCCAGTGCCGCAGAGGTAAGCCGGCTACAGGCCGCCTATGCCTCGGCCGTGACCGAGGCAGCAAGCGCTCAAGCCGTGGCGACTGAAGCCGCGAACAAGGCGCGCACGGAGCAGATGGCCTACGCGGATGCCTTGCAGAAGTTCGCCCTGGATGCCAGCAAGTCGGTGGGCAAGCTGGGCGAGCTTCGCGCGGAGACGTTGCGGTATTACGAAGCCCAGAAGGCGCTGGCGAACTTGCTCGCGGAGGGAGCCAAGGGGCTGCGCAAGACGGTGAAGGACTACCGCGTCAGCCAGTTGTCGCCGGAAGATCAGTTCGCCAACTTGCAAGCGGACTATGCCAAGGCGTATGCAAAGGCCATGGGTGCGGATGGGGAGGAACTTGCCGGCTATGCCGACGAGTTGAACAACCTGATGCTGCCCATGCTGGAGGCAGCGAAGGGGGCGTTTTCTTCGGATGAGCAGTATCAGGCGTTCATCGCCACGGCTTTGGCTCGCGCCGAAGCGGTGGCGGGGCGCATGGATGCTGTGGCGCCGAAGGACTACCAGAAGCAAAGCCTCGACTTGCTGGCCGAAATCGACGCCAAGCTGCTGGAACTGGAGAAGTCGGCACTGTCGGGTGACCAGGTGCTGACCAACGCTATCAACGCCGCACGCGATGCGACGGTGAACGGCCTACGGCAGGTGGTCAACGCCTTGACCGGCCGGGCAGTCGCCGCATTTGCCAAAGGTGGTTTCCACACTGGCGGCCTGCGGTTGGTTGGCGAGAACGGTCCGGAGTTGGAGGTCACCGGGCCGTCGCGGATCTTCAACGCGGACCAGACGCGGGCGATGCTGGCAGGCGGTGACGACAGCCAGATGCTGGTGTTGCTGCGGGCGCTTCTGCAAGAGCAACAGCGTCTGCGGGAAGAGGTCGAGAACTTGCGCATCGAAGCGCGAGCGACCGCTAGTAATACCGGCAAGACGGCGCGCCAGCTGGATCGCATCGAGTCCGATGGTCTGGTTGTCCGTCCGGACGGCGCGGAAGCCCTACGTGTGGAGGTTATGAACGCATGAAAGTGATCAAGCCGGTTTCGATTGGCCGCGATCAGTTGGTTTCGTCCAGCGTGCCTGAAGGCGACTACCCCGCCTATAGCCCCACCACCGATTACACGGTGGGGCAAAGGGTGGTGTACGAGTCCAAGGTTTACGAGAGCGTCCAGACGCCGAACAAGGGCAACACACCGGGGGCGGCGCCGCTGTATTGGGCGCTGGCCGGGCCTACCAACCGATGGGCGATGTTCGATAGCGAGGTCAGCACGCAGACGATTGGCGACAGTCCATTGCGTGTGGTGGTGCGGCCTGGCCTGGTCAACAGCCTGGCGCTGTTGGAGCTCATAGGGACGAGGGTTCATGTCATAGGGCGCGACGGTTTGGACGGGCCGGTTCTCTACGACACGGAACGCGTACTGGAAGGGTCGATCGTGACCAACTGGTACGAGTACTTCTTCGAGCCCTTTTCACCGCTGACGGAACTTGTTCTTACCGATCTGCCTGCCTATGGCAGCCTGCACCTAGACGTTTCCATCTTCGCTCCGCAGGCGCAGGCCGCTTGCGGGGCCATGGTGTGCGGAACCGCCTATTTCATCGGCGAGGCGGAATACGGCGGCAGCGCCGGCATTGTCGACTACAGCCGAAAGGAAACGTCGGAAACCGGAATGACGACGTTTCGCAAGCGCCGCTTCTCGCGCCGCATGTCACAGCGTCTATGGCTTGAAGGGGCGCGCTTTGCCGCGGTGTATCGGCTGCTGTCCGGGCTGCGCGCCACGCCCTGTGTTTGGATCGGGACGGACGCCGAGGGCTACGGCCCCCTGACGGTCTACGGCTTTTATCGGGACTTTTCCATTGATATCGCATATCCGATGGTGAAGTTCTGCAACCTCGAAATTGAAGGACTTACTTGATATGGCTATTACGAGCCTTCCGACCCCGCCCAGTCGAAGCGATCCGGAGAACTTCGCGGAACGTGCCGACGCTTTTATGGCGGCGCTGCCCCGGTTCGCCACCGAGGCCAACACGTTGCAAGAGCATGTGAACGAGGCGGCGGCGACTGTTGATCAGGATGCCGCCGCAGCTGCACAAAGCCGGGACGCGGCTGCCGAGAGCAGGGGCCAAGCGAGCCAATCTGCCGTGAATGCGGATCTCGCGCGGCAGGCGGCTGCTCAGAAGGCAGGAGAGGCTGGAGCAAGCGCGCTGCTGGCGCAGCAGTGGGCTACGAAGATGGGCGCGCCCGTGGAGGGAGACGGCTTCTCGGCGAAGCACTATGCTCAACTGGCCGCTATCGGGGCTGGCCTCCCCGTCTACATGCCAGGCAGCGTGCCGTCGCAGAACGTGGGCCCAATCTATATCGTCGGCCGGGGTAATGCAGAGTGGGAAGCGTCGACAGGGCGCTACCGTGTTCACTCCGATATCCCGGTGGGGGCGGTGGCTTGGTGGCCGCTGCGCTCGTCCATTCCAGTAGGTCGGATCCCGGCGGACGGTCAGACCGTCTCGCGCGCCACCTTTCCCGACTTAGCCGCCATGGTGGCTGCTGGCACGGTGCCGGTAGTGCCGGAAGCAGACTGGCTGGCCGATCCGCTCAAGCGGGGCAGCTACACGCAGGGCGACGGCTCGACCACCATCCGCGTGCCGGATATGAACGGGCAATCGGCGGGTGCTGTGGGCGCGCTGTTTTTGCGCGGTGATGGTGCGCTCTCAGCGGGAACGAGTGGCCTCCTTCAGCGTGACGCCATGCAGTTGATGCAGGGTGTCCAGAACGTTGCCTACGGCGTCGTCTCCGGCCCCGGCAACGGAGTATTCTCCGGCTCGCGAGGTGGTGATGGATCGGATCGTAGCGCAACCTCATACAGCCTGTCGGGCGCGTCTGGCCATATTCGCTTTGACAATTCGTTCGTCGCAAGAACCGCTGCGGAAAATCGACCCTCAAACGTGTCGGGCGTTTGGACCATCCAGGCGTTCGGCGCTGTCACCAATCCCGGCGAGGCAGACGCTGCCCAACTGGCGAGCGACTACGCAGCGCTCAATGCGGCGTTTCAGACCCTGACTGGCCAAATCGGATTCGCAGTGCTGTATCCCGGTGGGACTTCCAGCAATCCTGGCGTTATTGCCAAGAACACGCGCATGGTGGTTGCGAATCCCTTTCCGGGGTTTGCAGTCCATGTCGTGCCAGAACACCTCTTGGTGGAGACTGGTGCGTGGTGCGATCCCGGCTGGTATTCCGCAGCGTACACGGGCACAGGGGATAGTGCGTGGGGCTTGCGCGCGGGCCAGTTCAACAACGGAGATATTTTCGTGACGGCAGGCCAGAACGGCACAGCAATTCGCATCGCAACGCTTGGCGGGCATGGGTTCCCGAATTTCTCGGCGAACCAGGACAACGCGTACTTCCGCCTCAAGGTGTGGAAGATAAGGGGGCAGGTATGAGAATTGTCTACGCGATGCCAGGCGAGAGCATGCAGCAGTGGGAGGGTGACTGCCTTCCCGGCTGGATCAAGATGGAAGGTGAGCGGCCGGGTGACCACCATATTGCTGCGGAAGATGGAACTTGGGTCGAGCGGCCAGCGTTCCCGGCACCTGTGTCTCGCTATCAAGGCCGCGAGGCTATGCGCCTGACGCCTTTTCCAAAGGAGGGGCAGCCGGACTGGACGCTGTTCGACGCTTTCGAAGAACTGCTGAACGATGCGGCCGCGCCTGCGTACTACCGCCGAGCCTGGGACGAGTTGCAGGCGTTCGAATGGGACAGCGCCATGCTTCATGCGGCGGCCGACGTGCTGGGGCTGACGCAAAGTCAGCGCCTGGACTTGTTCCACTTGGCGGCAACTTTGAAGGCATAGCGCCAAGCATATCCCTTAAGTATTCATGCCCGCTTTGGCGGGCTTTTTTTCGTCCATACGGGAGAGGCAATCATGCACACCGTCAACAGGAGCAGGGAAATTATGGAACCGAGTTCCACGGGGTTGGGCGGCTTGGCGGCCCTGAAGGGCCTGGAAGGTCTGGGAGGGCTGGCGGCGGTGAAGGTCGCCATGGCCTACGGTGTGCCGGCGGCAATCGCGGCGATTCTGGGGCTTCTCATCATGCCGCCGCGTACTGGCCGCGAGTTCACGGTACGCACTATCTGCACGGTCGCATGTTCGTTCATGTTCGGCCCTGCGCTCGCCGGGGCGGTCATTGCCTGGAAGCCGGGGTTGATGGAGGCCATGACTTGGCTGGCGCAGCACGGCGCCGGCAGCGACGACGCGCTGCTGGCCAAGTTCTATGTGCTGGGGCCGAGCATGTTGCTGGCCGGCTTGCCGGCCTGGTGGGTGCTGGGTGCCTACATGCGCTGGATGGCGAGCATGCGGCAAAAGGGGCTTCTGCAATGGCTCGCTGAGGTCCGAGCCAAGCTCCTGGGCCTGCGGTCGGGCGGGGAGGGCTGAGCCATGGATCTGAAGACCATGCTCGATACCGCTATCACTCCCGCGCTGGCGCTGCTGCCGGCGCGCATGGACACGGCCGAGGCGCGCGTCATGCTGCTGGCAATCGGCCTGCAGGAAAGTCGATTTACACACCGCCAGCAGATCGGCGGGCCGGCGCGGGGCTTCTGGCAATTTGAGAAGGGCACGCGCGCCAGCCGCGGCGGCGTGTGGGGCGTGTTCCTGCACGCGGCGAGCAAGGGCCATTTGGTGGCCTTGTGCAAGGCTCGTAGCGTGGCCTGTGACCCGGACGCGATCTATGCGGCGCTGGAGTATGACGACGTGCTGGCCGCCGGCCTTGCGCGGCTGCTGCTGTGGACCGATCCCAAGGCGCTGCCGGCTATTGGCGACGCTGACGCGGGATGGTCGCTGTATCTGCGCACCTGGCGGCCCGGAAAGCCGCATCCGAAGACCTGGCCGGCGCTGTATGCCCAGGCCATGGCCGCATTGGAGGTCTGATTATGCCCGCATTCATGCAACGAATATGGGCCTACGTCGCCGCCGCGGCGGCGGCGGTTGTCGCGGTGGTGGTGGTCTACCTGCGCGGGCGTAGCGCCGGCCGCGCGGATGAGCGCCACGAGCGAAACGAACAGATCAACGAACAGGCGGCGAAGGCTCGCCAGGAGGTGCGCAATGTGGAGGATGAAGTCGCCCGTATGGACGATGATGCTGTTGCTGATCGCCTCAAGTCTGACTGGGTGCGCCGCCCCGGCCAGGGTGGGCGTTGAGTATTGCGACCATGCGCGACCGATCTATTTTGACTCGGCCGCGGAGGTCGACCGAACGCCGGCCGATGTGCGGCGCCAAGTGCTGGAGGTGAACGAAGTATGGCGCCGGCTTTGCGATGACGGACTTCATCCTCGTAGCGGGTAAGCAGGGGCGCGTTTATTGGAGGCTACTTTGCAATCCTAGTCGAGAAAGAGAGCGAGCCCCACGAGGATGGTTGCAACAATACCGAGCGCCGCCGATGTCCATCCGACGCGTATCGCAATATCGTGCCAATCGTCCGCTGCCATGCCTCTGCGGGGCTCCTCCCGAACTTTCAGCGCGCCCCACGTCTGGGCGCTATTGACCAATTGGCGTCGGGCTTCAGCAATCTGGTATGTGACTAACATGCCATTGCCATTGAGCCACAAATTAAGTACAGCGAGCAGGGAGCCCAAAACAAAAAAAACTAAGGAAATTTTGACGTACAGAGAACTTGAAAAGCTGGTTGCAGCCATGAGCGCGGCTGTTCCGGCGAGTCCTGCGCCGTTAAAGGTTGCGAGATGTTTTGCAACCTCCAGATCCCATTGCAGCGCATGTTGTCGGAACAGCAGGGATGCGTCGGTTAGGTGGGTCTGTTCCTCCTCCCGATAGCGCTCAAATGCTTTCAGCATAAGATGAAGATGGAACACAGTTCGCATTTCTGGCTGCGTTTCATTAAACCACTCGACGGCGAAGGCACGGGCCCGTGCGTCGTCCTTGTGCAAAGAGTCGGCCCACGCAGTTGCTGCCATCATTGCAGCGCGAGGACTGTCGATCTTGGTCTCTTCGTTGGTCATATGTGCGCGATTGTTTTTTGCTCGAAGCAATCTTATTCCGATGGGGGTATCCACTGCATCCACCATCCCTGGTAGTAGCGCACCCCGGCAATTTCTTCGAACCCGACCACCATCATGCCGCGGTCAGACGCGAAGGTCAGGAGTTGGGGTTCCAGTAGATCGGGGATGGCGCTAGGAACTGTGGCGCCAAACTTCGCCAGCGCGTCCATAGTCATGCGCGGCACGTGCCGGTTCAGGCCTTTGTGAAGCATGGAGTACATCCGGACCGTGCCCACGACGGGCTGGCCTGGATCGTTGTCGCGGCGGCGTTCGCCGAGGTGGTGTGTGCGTAGGACGCTGCACTGGAATTGCACGGTCTAGCTCGAAAAATACTGTACATATATACAGTATAATTCGCCCTCAAAGCGGTGCAATTAGGCCCCGATTTTGCCCGTTAGGGGACGGAACATGGCAGATGTGACGGACTGGCAGCAGAGGGATGAGTACTACTGGGCGGGGCCTGGAGGCTGGACGATCTGCAAGGTGTTCGCGCAGAACCGCTGGCAGTATGAGGTCTGGGCGGCGAACGGCACGCGCCACGGCATGGAGCCGTCTCTGGCCGCTGCGATCACGCTTTACGACAAGGTCAAGCCGGCGGCATAGGCGGCACAGCCTCAATGGCGTCGGGGAGTTGGTATTTTGAGTTGCCCACTTCCTGGCGCAACGGGTGCCAGGTGAAGGCCGTTTCCGGTAGGCCATGCTCCAGCAGCGCAAGCGCCTGGGCGGTGGGAAATTCCGGGTCCATCCAGTGGATCGCCAGATCGGCTGGCAGCGCTACCGGCCGCCGGTCATGAACGTCGATCATGCCGCCCAGTGAGTCGTTCGTGACGAGTGCGAAGCCGTGGGCCTCGTCCTTGTCTGCTCCGGGGCGCCAGTTGCTCAGGGCTGCGAAGAACAGGGGCGCATTGTCGGTGGCGTGGATGTAGTAGGGCTGCTTGGGCGGCTTCGGCCCATCGGCCAGGGGCTTCCATTCATACCAACCGTCCGCCGGCACTAGGATACGGCCGCGGGCCGTCAGCAGCTTCCACGGCCACGCGTTGGCGAGGATCTTGTCCAGCCGCGCACTTGACATGAGGTACTTCGAATTGTGCGGGCGCCAGCCCCAGTGGAGGCGCTCCAGCTCGAAGGCGCCGGCGAGGCGGTGCATGGTCAGTGGCCGTGTGCCTGGCGGGATGTTGTAGAGCGGGCCGGCTGGGTCATCGAAGACGCGGCGAGGGTTGGGAAAGATGCGCTCGACGTAATCGAGCGGCCCGGACTTCTGGACGATGCGACCGCACATGTTCGCCTCCTATGAAACCCTCGTACAGGGCAGTCTATGCCAACGCCAATGTTCGCGGCAGTGATAGGATCGCCGCTTTCGTCGTGTCCATCTATTTTTTGGGGGGGAGAAGTGAATCTCGCCGGTATGAAAGAAGTGTTGGAATTGTCTGGCGAGAGCCTTGTCAATAAGTACCTCGCTTTGGGGTGGAAGCTTCTCGCGATTGCTCCAGTGACAACCGAATCACGCGATAGCCCTGTGCAGGTATTTAAGTACTCGCTGGGTTGGGATGCTGAGGGTCTTCCACTGCATCCTGGTTTGAGAATTGACCACGATAGGGACGACACGCCTCCGCCCCAGTAGAGCATCCCCTGCAGCACAGGATTCCTGCATCTGTGTATCTAAAACTAGTCTTGATGGCTTTATTCTGAATGATGCGACCGCACATGACGCGCTCTTGTGCAATGCCCAGGCGAGGAATGCAAGAGCGTACTTTTTGGCGTAGCTTTGTTATTTTTCCGCCATACTCCCCTAAGGGAATTACCTATGCATCATGGGGGTGTGGCCGGCGTGGGCCTCGGCGGCGGTGGTCTGTGTTGCGGAATTCATGCCCGTGATTGTATCGGGCCGGGGCGGGGTGGGGGAGCGGGCGCCGGAGGCTTTTACGACGGTGCCTGGCGGGTCGGCCTGGCGTGGGGAGCGTCAGGGCAGAAAGGGCAGCAGGACGATGCCATGGACCAGGATGAAGATGCCGAAGAGGCTCATGGGCGGCAGGGGGCGGCTTGCAGGAGGGCGCCGCCTATCATTGCTCGCCTTTCATTCGTCCATTGCGGCTTGAACGGTCTGGGACTTCGGCGATCTCCGGATACCGTCGTCCGTGGGTGGGCTGCCGCGCGGCGGCCTCGATCTGGGCCCAGGTCTGCGCGTCGGTCGGCTCAACGCCCTCAAGCGACAAGGAGATGGCGAGGCTTGGCGCCTGCTGCGTGCAGGAGAAAGCGGTTTTACGCGAATGGACGGTGCTCAT